TGACAAGCATTGAAAGCATAACAGGTTTTCCTAGATATGCACAATAGTCTTTTGCTTTTCTGATACGTAACAACTGATCACGATCTCTCATGAGATCACGGTCTAAATTTATATAATTAAATCCTGCTTCTGCTAGTGATACTATTTCATTTGGTCTTGTTACCTCTCTTAGGATAGTATTCTTAATGAACAACTCTGGGAATACTGATCTTATCTGTCCTGTAGAAACCCATGATGTATGTGGTAGAGTTACAACTCTAACTCCTGCATTGTAGATAGGAGCAAACTCTTTGATCCACAAATCCAAATTTTTCTGATCAGGTCTTACCCATATATTATTAAAGGTTGCTGATAGTGGTATATCAGACTGGTTAGAAATATAAATTGCTGATTCTATTAAAGCATCTGGAGACAAAAAAGTATCTCCCATAGCGTCTTGATCAAACGGAGGGATTCTACATGTAAAATATAAATCTAGTATATATTCTCGATACTCTTTAAGAAAAGGGATAAATGTATTAACTACAAACTCTTCACTCAGTTTCGGATTGATCGGCAGACTGAATACTCTTTTGTTCATTACTAGTTAATTGTTCATATAATTTAAGGTTGAGACTATCCTCAATCCCTTCCATAGTAGGAATACGAGGAGTAGTACCATCCATCATTAATTTATCTAAGTAAGGTTTCAGTTCATTTTGTATTTTACCAATACCCGCACTCATCAAACCAGAATATTGCATTGCAACATTGAGAGTTGCAAACTGATCGTCTTCTCTCATCATAGCAATGGAGTCTAAATTACCAGTTCCAATCTTTCCTGTTGTATATACATCTAGTGCTGCTTGCTTACCCATTCTAGCAATCCAATATTTTCTTTCATCTTCTTCAGTATATTCTGCTGCCTTAGCAACATCTTCAATACTTTCCCAATTTTTATTAATCCACACCATAAATGCTTCTAACTCATTATCATATTGATGAAGAGTTACATCGTACTTATTTTTATCTAGTTCAAATTCTTCTACGTCATACTCCATAAGTTGACGTTCGTAAGGATCTTCAGTAACTTCTATTCTAGCTTTTAGTCTATCTATTTTTGTTTGTTTTCTTTTCTTATCTAAAACAACTTTCTTCCTATCGTGATTTCTTCTTTCTACTTCTACTAATACTTGACGGAGTTTTCTTTTGTCCGTTACATGAGAATTGACAACAAAGTTTTTAATTTGTTCATGTGTCATTCCATAGTCCATGTGACTTTCTACGAAAGCTTCAATCGCATCGGATGATATATTGTGCATGATTTAAAATAATTAAAATTGTAATCCAGGTTTTACGTCAGGTGTAGATCCGTCTTTTCCGACAAGACCCATTTCTTCCATTTGGAAAATTGGCATAGGCACACCCATGTACTTTTGCCATAAGACATTTAATTCTCTTATTGTAGCACAACTTTTAAATTCTTGCTTAAGTACCAACATTGAATCATACAATGCCTTTACTTTATCATTAAAAGTTTTATTTCCTGCTAAAACAGAACTTGCTACCTCAGATACCGCAATGCCTTTGGCAGTAGCAATACTATTTAGTAGGGGTGTTTCACCCTCTAAATTATTAGCTTCGGTTATCTGGGCATCCCAAAGATACTGTTCTAGTTTAGACTCTTCTGCTTTTAATGTCAAGAACTTTCTATCATACTCATCTTCAATAATTAATTTTGCTGCAACTTTCATAAAAGCAATGGCAGCATCATATCTTTCTTGAGGTAGCTCTACTTTTGTTCTACCATCTTCTAATTGTTCTAGTGCGTACTCATCATCTTCTGATAATGGGTCATCATCTGTAACTTTAACAACAGCACGAACTTCACCAAAATGTTTAGTTCCCCACCTACCTATGTCCTCACTAACTTCTTCATAGGATCCTGATATTTTATTAAGATCTCTTACCCACTCTTCACTAATAGAAAATACAGTAACACCGTACTGATTAAAAATTAAATTTGCAGTAGGTAACTCTGTGATACGAGGGCAATGTCTTGCTATGTAATACTTTGTTGTCATAATTAGAATCCTGTGTATCCATACATTAGAGTTCCGAACTCTATACCCGCAGCAGACGCTGTGCCAGGAGGTCCTGACCTATCCATTCTACTATCTCTTGTAAAGGTATGACTTGCATATGTAAAGAGATAACCATTGTTGTTCTGGTTACCATCGTACTGACCACAAATAAATCCAAAATCATTACCTGTATGCATACTTTCCTCACCAGTAGTTATACCGTTCTTACTAATATTTGCAAGACGACCACCAGTATATGAATCTCTCAAATGCCAGTCACTAGATGTTCGATAACCACCACCAGTATTCCAATATTGGAAACCGTCTCTACTTGATAATGTTTTGTTAGTTCCGTCTGTGCCAGGTGCGTCAGGCCATGATGCAAATGATTCTGTCGAGAAATTAAATGATCTAGCATCACCTGTTTTTATATGTCCAACTGTAGCAGCTTGCCCAGATGCAGGGTTGTTTTGTGTACCGCCAGGATGAGTTGTGCTAAATGCATTTGCTTCTGTGTTAAGATTATACTTCACCATCTGACTAGAGTTACCACCACCATGAACATAAGCAAAGTTAAAATCTTTTGACATTGCAGTAGCTCTATGTTTTGTTCCTGCCATTGATGCTGCAGCACCAGAATTACTATTGGTGTTCATATTAATTTTAGACACCTGACTGGTAGTTACGTTCCAACCATCACCAGTTGCAAATACATATCCAGTAAAGTTTAGACTTGGTTTTCCATCAATATATGCACCAGACCAGTTAGTTAAATCTCCTAAATTGACCTGTGAAAATGTTGAGTGAGTTAAAACATTAACATTTTTATATGATGTTCCTCCTCTATATCCACAGCAACTATATCCTTTTGTTATATTAAATCCTGCTTTATACCTTGCTTGGTCAGCACCCATAGCAGTTCCTGTTCCACTCTCGGTATCCCAGTACGCTACTTCTGACGTTCCACCTGATCTGAGAACTGCACCTAAGTTACTTGCGTCTTGTGTAGGTAAAGTTAAAAATGGAGAACCATTTTGTAGTAAATTACCTGTGAAATCTATATTACCATTAACATTGACATTGCCACTAAAAGAAGCACCACCTGTAGGAAACGCAACATTTCCAGATTGTGCTAAATTGGTTACTTCATCAACTTTAATTCTAGATGCCATAGTCTATACAATACTCCATGAACCACCGTTTGCAATTGTCACTGTGTTTCCATTATTTATAGAGATAGGACCAGCAGTCATACAGTTGTCACCGTTGGCAACCGTAATGTTTTCTGCAACTGATGTTCTATTACGTTTGAATACTCCGTAAGTATCAATCCACTGTTTGTCTCCTTCTGCACGAAGAACAACTGATCTTTGACCGCTTGATAATCCACTTGAGGATGTATTAATGTTAAGACCGTTAGATCCTCTAACTTCTAATCTATATGTTGATTGTGTTTGATCATTACCAGAATATAATGTCCAGTAACCACCATCACCATTAATAGAACCCTGTCCAGTATCATTGTTAGAACGGAAGTAGAAGTCATTACCTGTTCTTAAGTAAGTATGAGAGTTGTTAGCAAAATAGAATCTCTCTTGACCACCATCATCAGTAATCCATACGTTAACTCTTCCTTGTAAGTATGGTAAGTTAAGTGCTTCATAACCATCAAGCATGTCTGCGTTTAGATTATCAACCATAGTGGTTGATGATACTGATAATGGTGCGGTACCAGTTGCAACGGTAGATTTAAGTTGACTGCTAGCTTCAATTGAACCACCAACCATTAGTTGTGATCCACCACCAGTACTTACACCAGATCCTTTGTTAATGAATACCCTACCTGTTGCAGAGTAAATTGCTAACGCTGCATTTACTTTAGCATTACCTTGGAATGATGTGCTTAGTGCGTTAGATGCAGCAGAAGCACCTTGGAATGCTCTAATAGCAAACCATGATTCATCATTATCGTCAGCACCTAACTGCCAACCCATATCGTTGTCAGTATCAGTAAATGTCATGAAGGCTGATGAACCATCTGCACCCGCTGTAATTCTACCATAACCTGATCTACCGTCTCTAAGATCAAAGAATGCAGTAGCAGAACTAGGATTACCCTCAGCAACAATTTCAAGAGGTGAACCAGGATTTGTATCACCAATACCTATTCTACCGCTACGGAATGTAACGTTATTGTAGTTAAGATAAGTTCCATTATATCCAAGTGAATTACCATCACTACCAAATCTTAGATAACCAACGCTAGAATTTCCCTTACCTTTAATTACTGCAGTATTAGTCGCTGCCTTACCAAATGTAATACCATTACCATCTGCAAGACTTAATGTTCCTGTTCCGTTATTAGTAAAGATACCTTGGTCACCTGTTAGGTCATTAACTGTTAAGTGTCCTGATGCATCTCTACGTGCAATTGTATTACCTGTAGCAAGAGTAGACTGCTCATAACCATCTAAGTAATGAGCGTCTAGCTGAGATGAACTACCATCGTTTCCTGCATGCCATACTGTATTACCTTTAACTGTAAAGTCTGAAGCATTAAGTCTAATAGCACCATTTCCATCTGTACCATTACCACCTGAGACAATAAACTGTACATCATAATTTGGTGCCTGACCAGATGATCTAAAGTCTATTGTTGGTGTAGTAGAAACTGCTGCTTTACCAATCTGTAACTTAGCACCATTTGCATTATCACGTAATCCAAAGATACTTACTGATCCACCAGAAATTTTATTAGATGAAGATACAGTCCATTTTGTGCCAGGATTAGGACCGAAGACGTAGATGTTTGCGTTAGTATTGTTACCAACAAATGCTATCGTTCCAGTTACAAGTGAATATATCTCACCAGTTGTATGTGTCTTTTCTTGAACACCACCAGAACTATCAACTACGATAGAACCAATGTTGTTTGTTGCACCTACATC